AAGATGCAAAATAATTTGAACATAGCAACATATAGCGGGATCCTGTCCATAAAATAAGTTGACATGAATTCCCCACAATTACCTTGTCAAACATTTCATTATCAGTCTCAGTTATTACAATAGGATAGACTCCCGTTCCATTAATATTAAGAGAGCACCAGGCGTTTGTACTTCCTGCATGAAACTTTATCGTGAATATTTTTCCAATATCATTTGTGGCGTCGAATCCTGATATTTGAACCAAATAAGCATTAGCCACTGTTGATGTTGTTACTGGAATGGAATTCATAAACCCTAAAGTACGATTCGCTTTATATAGGTTAGTGTCGATTGTATCAAAGTTCTGATTCAGCACAGTGATGTCAGGAGGACTATCTGTAAGCTCAATCTTATTTAATTGATAATTTGTTGTTTTTAACATATATACCTCCTTAGTCTGTAATTTGTACAGAGATTTTTATTGCTCCTCCAACACTTATTGGATTTGGTGTTATATTTACTGCACTAATTACAGGTGCAACTGTATCTACATTAATTGTTCTGGTAACTGTTGTTTCTTTACCTGCCTTATCAGTAGCTATAACATCTAGCGTGTTAGCACCCTCCACTAATGTTACTGTTTCTGTAAAGCTGCCCGATTGATTTGTTAATGTTTTTTGTACTGTGCCGCCTACCACTAGCTTAACACTAACCGCTCCACTTGTAGTATCAGCAACTGTCCCCGTAACTGTATAAGATTTAGATGCTGACCACACACCACTAGACGCGGGAGAGGATACATTAAGTGATGGTGGAACTGTATCTACTGTAAATGTTGAAGATACTTGGACTGCTGAGTTACCGTCATTATCTTTTGCATCGATCGTTATCGTGTGCGCACCATCACTTAATGCTGCTTGAGGTGTATAGGTGTAGGAGTATCCATTTGTTATCGCTGTTCCTACCATTCCAGCAGAACCGACTCCTATCGCTGTGCCACCATCTATTTTTAATGTAATTGTAGAAGGGGCTACCCCTGATTCTGTATCTACAATGCTAAACGTTATAAATGGGGTAGAGTTTCCAGAATATGCTCCTCCTGAAGGAGCAGTAATTGTAATTACTGGAGGAGTTTTTTCAATAACACCTAATTTTAAGTATGGACCTAACGTTGTATCGGTATCATTTTTTGTGGTTGTATTCCCTGCTAAATCTGTTGCAGTAATGGTAACAGGAAAATATTTATTTGGTTGTAAGTATGAGCTTGTCGTTGGTGCGGTAATGGTTGCTTCATACATTCCCGTAGTAGGATTTTTCGTTAAAGTATAAGCCGTTCCAGCTATTGTAGCTTTGATTGAACCTAATCCTCCTAATGCCATTTTTCATCGGCCTCCTTATTTTGATTCATACTTAACTGAATTCCAATCCAAATATCCTAATCGAACTGTTGCCCAGCTTGTATTACTAGTTTTAAAATTTTGCCATGTTAAATCAATTACCTCTACTTGTAAGCTTAGCAACTGACCTGTATAGCAAGGATTTGGGGTGATGGAAACTGATTTAATTAATAACAACTGGTAACCTCTGATATACGGTATCCCAATTAGCAGCATAGTCTCTTATGGCACCCCAACTACCATAATCAACCGATATGTCTTGCCATGTACAAAACCATTTTTGTACTTTTACTTTGATATGAGCTGGTACAATCGCTTGTAATGTTCGAATGATGTTGTCAAAATTATAATCCTTTGAAACATCAGGAGATTTTACTTTAACCTCCAAATATCCATACCCCTGTTTTGGATTTTCCCTTTCATTCGCTGCATAGAATGTAATGATACATTCTCCACCTGTGATGTTCTGTACAATTTCATCAATTCTTGTTCGATTTAACTTTGTACCGTTTTGATATAAATTCTTTAAGTAATCAATCCGATTTTGCAGACTACCTTTCGCTTGAACACCTAGGAACTTTTCAATTCGTTCAATCGTCTGATTGTCAGCCGTATCTAAATAAAAATTATTTACAGCCAACTCACTGTAATATTTTACTGCATCCAACTCGTACTCCTGTATGCCATACAACTCTTTCATTTGCTTCAGATTAGCCACAAACTCTGGTACATACTGTTTTAAATCTGTTACTCTAGGGGTAGTTTGATTGACATACAGCTCCGTTTGATACCTTGAAATATACGTCACCCCTTCCGCTGTTACTGTGGCAGTATATACACCTGCTAAGTCAGGAGCTAACGTACTCCCTTGATATTCGTTTTCTTCTGCTTGTGTTAGCGTGGTTGTTACCCCATCTGCTTCATACGTCACTATCATGCTCACACCACCTCAATACTTAAAGTTCCAAGTGTAGGTATATCTACTTCTCCAAGTAATACATCCTGCATTGTGCCATTGATAGATAAACTTTTTACATCTCGAACACTATCCAGCTCCCCTATGATGGTACCTAGTTTAAAGTAACTTACATAGGATTGTTTGAATACGATACTTTTTAGATATGCTGTGATTTGTTTCTCTGCTCCATCTGGACTTGTATAGCCATCATTGAGTGAGACAGAAGCATTAATGTTGATTTGTTTTTCCGTCCCAGTGGCCACTGTAGCTTTTGCTCCAATGGGTGCCACTCCCTCGCCCAAACCACTTGCTCCAGGATCCAAGTATTCTTGAAACTGTTCGATTAACACATCGCTTGCTATAGTGTATTCAGAGCTTGTGATTACAACTTTTACTGTGTTTCCACCATTCCATAAAGGGACCACTTTAGCACGTCCAACTCCATCAAACTCATTAGCCCATTTTAAATACTGTGCCACGTTCCCATCCTGTGTTGTGTTGGCCACTTTTTGTCTTAATCGCGTTCGCAATTGTTCGTCTGCTTCTTCCTCTTCACCATATACTAAGATTTCTGTAAGGGTAGCTGTTACACCTTCTACGTTATCAATATTATCCATTACTCCTGAGTATTGATTTCCCACGTCTCCTGCCTGTTCACATTGAGCTTCATATACATTTGTGGATATAAGTGTTGTTATTTCAAAAGTAATATCATTTATCCCCCATCTAGACCCAACCTCAACTGGTTCCGTTGTAGTAACTTTTCTGACAGCACATGTCGCTTCTTTACGTGTTAATCCAAACATCAAACATAAGCGACCTAGGTATTCATCTACCGAAGTATCCATAAATAACAGATCAATGTAGTTACTTAGTAAATAGTAATTCTGAGCCAGTTCAAGCGCACAGGGTGCAAGAGCGTCATAAATAACAGAGCCTTCTCTCTTGTCAACATCATTCACAACATTTTCAAGCATAGTCTCTAGAATATTCTCAAAGGTCATATCCTCAAACACTAAACAGTCACCTCCTTGCTTATTTGAATATCTCCAAATATACTTTCTACTGTAAACTCCAAAAATAACGAATCTCCTTTTGTATTCGTTAAAAATTCTGTCACATCATTAATGCGATCATCTTCAAGTAAAGCTTCCTTGATTACCCTTGGTAATTCTACCTCAACGTAACTTGGGTCTTTCCCTATGTAGCTTTCAAAATCAACACCGTAATCAAAGGAGTAGATTGGAAAATCATACTGTTGTGTTAAAAGCATCTTTTCAATCGATTGGCGTAATGCCTCGTAGCCGTCAATCAAATCAAGTCCATCAAATCTATATGATTTACTAGTTTTAATGTCTGCTTCATCAAATTCAAAATCTTCAATCTCAATATTAGGAATCATCTTTCATCACATCCAATACTATAAATTTTTGGCCACCAAGGTCTCTTAACAAGAGTAAGTCATCTCCTTCCGATGCATTTATATAAGTTGGAATATGCAAAAGCTCCGATGGAATCGTAAGTTTTTCATTCACGATAACATCGAAGTCTTTATATTTCCCACTCATTACACAGGGAAGTTTTTTTGCGTTTAGGTAATTGTCAACAATTGTTTTAATTTCTTTTATCATAGACATACCTCAATTTCCATTGTATGAATAGGAAGGAATTTGTGAGTAACGCTTTTCACAATTAATTTGTTTTTTATCTTAAGTTCTTTGATGATACAATTAATAATGCACCCAGCCCTCACACGAACATCACCCAAGCACTCTAGCTTTAGCGACTCTCTCTCTTGATTATAAAGCGCCAGTAATGCCTTTGCCTTTTCCTGGACTTGCGCTCTATTTGTATCTCCACTCACAGTTTCAAAATATTGTAACAAACCATACTGATCCATTGATTTTTTATTATCTTTTATAAGCAAGTACTTTTTTTCTTTATCTCCCTTTTTAACTGTATAAATCAGCTTAATACGATTATAAAATTCGTCATCAATTGATTTTTCATATTCATAACCACAGCATAAACTTTCATCTCCAAGGACAAGATCAAGCTGTAAGTTCTGTAAGTTTCGATAAGTTATAGAACCAAATTCATCACGTAAACAATACTTAACCCCTTTTGCTAGCAGTGTATCTTTGGTGGCATCATACACCATATCTAACCAAGTCTGATTATCTTGTACACTTGTAGGTAATGTGTATCCTGTATTTTCAATCTTTCCTTTTTTCATACCAAAATAGCTACACATTTTTCTAACAAGGTCAGATGCTGTCATTTTTTTTATTGATACTGTATCTTTCGCTTTACAGTACCTTAATTGGTCATAAGCTATAACTGAAACTTTTCCTTCACTGTTTTTACTATGTCGAAATACAAAACCATAAAATATACCTGTATCATCATACTTAAAACGAACAACATTTCCGTTACCAGGAATTACTCCATCATCTAGCATTTCAAATTCGAGTTTA